AAAGAAAAGTGCATGATTCCGTATACACCACAAGACCAGGAAGGACTACCAGTCACACAGACAAGTCAAAGGAAAATCATTGAATCTCAAAATTATACAATTAAATGCAGGCCTTTAATCTCAATTTACGATAGTTCGGGCGTAACACAGTGGATACTCAAAAATAGGAATAGAAGAAATAAAGATGAATGTATTGAAATGCAAAAAATAAATGGAACACCTGGTAAATTAAAAAGAAAAAGAATGATAGATGGAAAATTAAGCGCGGTCGCTACAGCAACTGGAGCAGCTGCCACAGCAACTGGAGCCGCGGCTGTAGCGGCTGCTAGAGCCACGGGTAAAGGATTAAAATTCGTGGGTAAGAAAGGCTGGAAAGGATTAGAATTCGTGGGTAAAAAAGCTGGAGAAGGATTGGTATCTTTTAAGAAAAGGATTGATGATGCGAGAGCGAGGAATCGAACCAGGAAAAACAGACAAACAGGAGAAAACAGATCGGGTAGAGCGACTCGAAGAAATAGAGATTATGAATGCGATGAAGAATGCCGAGAACGCATGGCCAAGGTCGAAAATATAACTTTTCTTATAAAATCAACACCAGGGATTAAACCCGGATATACGATTGATATAATAAGACAACCAAACGGATCATCGGCCGCAACAATGATAGGATACCTGGCAGGAACCGGAGAAAAAGACGAAGACGCCCCGGATGCAATAGCATATCCGCCACCAGTAGGAGATATTGGCGTTGAAATAGAGGGGGAAGTACTAAATGCCGAAATTGTATAATTAATTAAATATTTGATTTCATATATTTAATTAAAAGCTCAATGTTCTTTCTTTAGATTTGGCGGATTCAGCAGGTTTATTTATTTCAGTCTTAAAATCAATCAATGTGAATATTATACTATCAATTTTGATACATAATTTATTACCTTCTGACTCTTTTTCACAGTCGCTGTATGTTTTTTTAAGATTGTAAAGTCCTGGTATAATCTTATTAACCAATTCTATCATGCTATTACATACACTTGAATTGTTAGTCCAACCTTTATGTTTATCAGTTTTTAATTCATCGCAAAATTTAAAGAAATTGCTAAAGTCTGTATCTATATCCTTAAATGTCTTAGTACGATCTTCACTCCACCACCATCTGGATATTTTTTGACTATATCCATTTTTTTGAACATAATATTTATTATCGTATTTTCCCAATTTATCACATTCCTGAATATCGGCTAAAGGACTAAATAATTCACTATATAAATTATATTTTTCAATAAAAATTTTATTTGGTTGCACGATCATTCTAAAGGTCGTTCCAAGAGATAATTTACTTAACATGCCTACTATATATAGGAAATATATTAAATAAAGGGGATATACCGAGGTTGATTATTTTCATAAATTGTTACTTTAAAAGCATCATTATATCCTTCTACATAAACGGTATCCCCATTGAAGAGTTCATCACATCCATATTCATTTGTACAGCTTTTACCACTTCTACTAACTGGTAATTTTATACTATTATTTTTGTCACTCATTGTGTAGTATTGCCACTTATTTCTATTAGTATGTAAGGCGCGCCCCATTAATGGAAGCATAGTTTCCTTACCATTTACTCTTGTTAACAATCCTGTCTGTGAATAATTGGTATCGTATCCTCTCGTTCTAATATTAATAGGGACGCCTCTAGGATCGCCACTATCTGGTGGAAAAAAGGTATTATTTTTAAGAGGGGCGACAAATGGATTCAAAAGTATATTTCCTGGATGATTACTAAATCCTTTGTTAAATTTTGGGAAAAATCCTCTATCGACAACCTTTTCTTGAATAATAATTGGTTGAGTAGAATTTTGTTGAGGTTGACGTGACTTTGTATGATACATATACAACCCTACTAATCCTAAAATGCATATTAAAAATATAATTGTCATATTTTCAATACATAAAACACCCGGTGGACAACGTTTACTCATCTATATATATTTGTAAACTTTATTTCTTATTGCCTGCTGGAATAAATTTTTCCATTAAAGGAGCAAATCTTTCCACCATATTGAGCATACCAGATCCTTCCAACTTCGCCATTAACCCTTCAGCTGTTTTTAACATGGGTTCAATCTGTCTCATTTGCTCTGCTAAATTATCCTGCGTAATTCCTCCGATATCACCGCTTTTCATTATTCCTTGGAGAGAATTAAACTGCTTTTCTATTGAACTATCATAGTCCATTTTCTTACCACCCGTAACTTCGTCTTCCTCCGATTCATTAGCTGCTTCTGCAATATCATCATCTTTTTTGTCTAAAATATCAACCCCATCTTCTTCTACCTTCATTGTTTCTTTGACTTTTTTCGGTTCTTCTTCCTCTTTATCTTTTTTTCCCTTGAACCCTTCTTTTTCGGTCCATGCCCATTCGCTTCTCATTGGGCCTCTTAATAATACCGCCCCCAATATTGCGGCACTTAAAATAACGATCATATTTCTACTAAAGTAATGCGTCAAAGCGCCTATGGCCACCATTAAAGTAAGAGATTCATAATCATGCATTGCTAGATATCCTAAAACATTAGTAATTGCAAAAAATAGTAAAACATATAAGACATATTTATTCGTTAGCACATTAAAAGCCATTATATTATATATAATTTATATAAAATAATAATTATGGATTAATTATTTTTAGCATCATGCTTTTTATGATGACTTTTTGACAATGCCGGATCTGCTTGTAATTGCCCCATCATTTTTTTCTTCCTTTCTTTGTTCTCTGTTTCGGCCATTGCTTCAAGTTTTTTGCTCTTTTCATCAACACCTTCAAATCCTTCTTTAACACGCCCGCATCCAAAAACAACATTAGCTACGAAAAGACCGCAAAGAATATCCAATGAACGATTCTTAGTAAACATATTAGCAATATAGGTAGTGATTCCAAAAATAACGACGCATTCGGTTGATCCCAAACTAACGTATCCCAAAACATTAATAACCATAAGCACTAAAGCTACATAGTAAAGAACTTTGCTCTTAAGAATTTTATCGAGTTTCATTATACTATATTTCAATAAAAAAAATTGATTAAACCTATTCTTGAATATTACCTAAAGCATCCAATGACCACTCAATTCGAATTAGCACACTGTGAACTATATCATCCAAATATACACGGCGAAGTTTATGATGAGGATCAACCTTATGATACACCTTTTCATGACAAAGATTATATCTATTCATCATATCTATATCATGGAAACATCACCTTGGATGAATTTTATGGCGATGACTACATTATTGATATTGAACATTATCCCAATCCCCCTCATCCTGTTATTCGTCATTGGAATGAAGCCATCAAACCATACTCTCTGCAAATCGTCCAAAGAATAGATCACGGTTACTATGCATTATGTATTGTAAAAACGGTATGGTTAAAAATATTGCAGCGAAAATGGAAAAGGTATTATCATTCCATGTTAGCTAAAAGAAAAAATCCTAGAAATTTGATGTATCGTCAAATTACAGGCAAATGGAAAAATTAACGCCGTCTTCTTTTGCGTTTCCTTTGCCTTTTTCTTCTTTTTCTACGCGTATCTTTTTTAGACGGCTTTTTAACTCTCCTAGACATCCGCTGACTTAAACGTTTTTCCGCCGCCAAACTTGCTCGCCTAGTATATTTGTAACCACCGTATAACGAAGAACTAGAAGAATTAACACTGCATCCACACCCACCTCTAGTTTTGCGCGTCTTAGATCGACTACCTCCTCTTGTTCTACGCGCTTTAGATTTTCTTCCTCCTCTTTTACGTGTCTTTAATGAACCTCCCATTTATACATTATTGTTAGATTTTTTATTAATAGTTGAATTTACTTGCTTTATAGCCAGTCTTATTTTTTTTTTAATTAAATCATCATCTGTACTTTTAAGACTTTCTTCTAAATAGCCAATAATATTCTTTACCTCTTTTTTTTCATCCACAGTTTCTTTCAATGAATATTTCATATATGGGTTACTAGAAGAACTAGCTTTTTCTTTTATATCATCCGCTTCATCACAAACCTTATTCATAGCAATATTTAATTGCTGTAGTAATGCGTCTCTGTCAGCAAGATCCATTTATATATTATTAGCATTAAATTTTTAATTAATAATTTAATTGGATAATACTTCTTTCTAAAAGACTTTCCATGATTAAAATTTTGTAAAAATAAGCTATGTAGTAACTTATTTTTTTTAAAAATATTTAAATATTGAGTGATATTATTTAGGATGTCAAAAAATGTTAACGAACCCCTTCTCTCCGAAAACCCAAATCGCTACGTAATGTTCCCATTACAAGACCATGATATCTGGTCACTATACAAAAAAATGTTTGATTGTATGTGGCGAGCCGAAGAAATCGATTTATCCAAAGACTTAATTCATTGGAAAACATTGAATTCAAATGAACAACATTTTATCAAAATGATTTTGGCTTTTTTTGCTGCATCAGACGGAATTGTCTTGGAAAATTTGGGAATGCGTTTTTTATCAGATGTTCAGTTACCTGAAGCAAGGGCTGCATATGGATTTCAACTTATGATGGAGAACGTGCATTCAGAAACATATTCTTTATTAATCGATACTTACATCAAAGACGCTGGTGAGAAAAAGAAGTTATTTGAAGCATTAGATAATTTTCCTTGTATCAAGAAAAAAGCTGATTGGGCTATTAAATGGATTAATGATAAACGATCAAGTTTCGCAGCAAGATTGGTGGCTTTTGCTTGCGTAGAAGGTATTTTCTTTTCCGGTTCCTTTTGTAGTATATTTTGGCTGAAAAAACGTGGGTTAATGCCTGGTCTCACATTCAGCAATGAGTTGATTAGTAGAGATGAAGGCATGCATACAGATTTGGCAGTAATGTTGTTTAATAAATTAAATAAGAAACTTAATAAGCAAAAGATTAAAGAAATTATCAAAGAGGCAGTCGCCATCGAGAAAGAATTTATTTGTGAAGCATTGCCTTGTAAATTGATAGGAATGAATAGTAAACTCATGAAACAGTATATTGAATTTGTGGCCGATCGATTATTGACGCAATTGGGTTGTACAAAAGAATATAAGTCAGCAAATCCGTTTGATTTCATGGAAATGATATCGCTTGAAGGTAAAACTAACTTTTTTGAAAAGCGTGTGGGGGATTATTCTTTGGTATCCGATACTAAAAGTGACTCCGTCTTTGATATGTCTAATATTGAATTTTAAATAATATATTACATAATAGCATAAAAAAATATTATTATGATATGTAGAATGAGTAAATTTATTTTTGATAATATATCTCAAGTAAACTATAATAAATCAAATGATAAATATAAAAAAACAGTTTTTAAATATACTAAGCTTTTTTCATTTGATAATGACTCTTTAAAATCATTATATAATAATTATCGCCCAGCTTATAAAAAACTTTCTGAAAAAAATTTTGAACACGATCAAATTTTTGAGATCGAGGAATATAACAATGATTATATTACTCTAGATAACTCATTTGTTAATAATAATGGAGTTATAATTACATCAAATAAAGAAATATTTATTAATGGAGGATGTTTATGTGGAAATACAAGTTTTTCTTTTAAAAAAAATATAATAATGGTAAATAATGTAATTAGTATTACATCAATGTGGAGCGATGGTATCTGGCATTTCCCTTTTGAATCATTTGTTTCATTGATGTCAATTCCGGAAGATATTTTACATAAAAGCAAGATACACGTAGCTAAAATATCGAATTATATTATCCAATGGTTTGAATTTTTAAACATTCCTGTTTCACAATTAATAACTGGAGATATTTTTGCGAAGACTTTATATTTACCAAGGATGGGCAAATGTGGCAATCCATACTATAGTCAAATTAATTGGTTGAAAGATATTGTAAGTACCAAAAACAATAATTTGTTAAATATGCCTGATAAATATATAATATTGATAAAACGAAATAATCGTAGAAGATTAAAAAATTATAATGAATTGGAAATATTATTAAAAAAATTTTGCGAACAAAAAAATTTATACCTATATGTACATGATGATGGTGATTTACCACCATTAGTTCAACAACAACAAATATTTAGTAAAGCAATCGCTGTTTTTGCCCCCCACGGCGCCGGAGGTATAAATATTATTTCAATGAAAGATACTGCATGGTACATTGAATTTTTATCAATTGAAGATATTAATATTTGTTATTCGCGATTAGCTTATTTATGTAATATCAATTATAAAGGTATATCAATGTCAAATTTAACCATTGATTTAAACAAGATTCATGAAATCCTACTTACTTTACAATTAAACTATAATAATTAAAGTTAAAATGTAGAGATTTTATTACTCGCGCATTTGCTTATAAAAAAATTAATTTAAAATGGCAAGGTCAGGGATTGGAAGAACACGCAATCGACCAAGAGGGAACAGTTAGAGTGAAGGTTGATATTAAATACTATAGACCGTGCGAAGTTGATTTATTATTAGGAGATCCCGAAAAAGCTATGACCAAATTAGGTTGGGTTAGAGAGTTTAATGATTTATCCATGTTAATTCAAGATATGTTTAATTAACCTATTATAATTTAAAACAAGTATTTTATAACATATATATGAAAATACTTGTTTATGGAAGCAAAGGTTGGATTGGTCAACAGTTTATGAAACTAGTCGATAAATATAATACTGTTCATGGTAAAAGCAGATTAGATAATATTTCTGATGTTGAACAAGAGCTAAGAGATAAAACCCCTACCCACGTCTTTTGTTTTATCGGCAGAACTCATGGTAAAATTGGAGATAAAGTATATACCACAATTGATTATCTTGAACAACCTGGTAAACTTGTAGATAATATAAGAGATAATTTATTCTCTCCAATTACGTTAGCAAAGCTATGCGATGATATGAATATTCATTTAACCTACCTTGGTACTGGGTGTATATTCAAATATGACGAAGATCATCCTTTTGGTAAAGAAGTCAATGGATTCACAGAAGACTCAAAACCCAATTTTTTTGGATCAGGTTATTCGATTGTTAAAGGGTTCGCAGATCAATTAATGGCATTATTTCCAAAAGTTTTAAATCTGCGCATTCGAATGCCAATCACGGGTATTCCTAATTCACGGAATTTTATTACCAAAATAACTACATATGAAAAAATATGTAGTATACAGAATTCCATGACTGTTTTACCTGAACTACTACCAATTGCATTAAAATTGGCACTGTCAAATCAGCATGGTACATTAAATTTAACAAATCCTGGTCTTATTAGTCATAATGAAATTCTTGAGATGTATAAAGAAATTGTTGATCCTGAATTTGAATGGAAAAATTTTTCCCAAGAAGAGCAGGCAAAGATCCTAGCGGCCGATAGATCTAATAATTTCCTTGATACTACAAAATTACAAGCGCTTTTTCCGGAAGTAAAATCAATAAAAGACAGTGTGCGAGAAATATTAGAACAATATAAAAATTATGAATTTCCTTTAAAAAAACAGAATTGTAATGATTTTAAGAACTCGTCAAATACAGTATTATTAGTAACTGGAGGTTACGGTTTCATTGGATCAAACTTTATTAATTTGATTATGGAGAGATTCGGGAAAATTAAAGTGGTTAATTTTGATGCTATGTATTATTGTGCAAGTGAAACAAATGTGAATTTAGAATGGCGAAATTGCAATCGATATACTTTTGTAAAAGGTAATTTATGTTCTATAGACTTGGTAAAACACGTATTCAATG